TCTCATAATCCCCATCTTTATTTTCTTGAACCCAATATGTATTGGACTCGGAATCAAGATTTACTAAATTAGAAGCTAGAGTATATGTAATTATAGACGCTGAAGTTTGTTGAGGTATAACTTGTATGTTTAAAGATGAAGTATCAACATTTTTATGGGGTATAATATATTTCTCTGGTGACTCTTCATCATAAACATATTTTATAGTTTTATACTCTCCTTGTAGGATTTGTATATCCTTAAAGGTATATTGACCATTAGTAGAAGTAGCAGTAGTAGTTTTATTAGTTGAAAATACAATATTAGAGTCATTAACAACTGATTTGAATCTTGTACCTTGGTCCATGATGATGGATTTATATGTACCATCATCATTAAGAACATTGGCTGGATTAGAAATCTCTATATCTATTGTTGCAGTTGAAGAGTAACAAGATCTTGGTGTATAGCCTAATAACTTGGCATGAGATACAACTGAACTTCTTAATTGAGCGGTATCTAAAAAACACTCATTAACTGCCATATTAGCATTAAATGCATTATAGTGAGTTGTATAAGCTAATACATCTAAAAGTGCATTAATAGTAGATCCGTCAAAGTTATAATCAGTAAATTCTGACTGTCCTTTAAGGAAATCCTTTAGGTTATTCTTAATAGATTTGAAATCTAATTCTGAAACATTTAGATTTGACATTAGCGTAATCTCTCTACAATAAATTCAACTGTGGTAGTGGTTTGTTCTGGTGACATTATATTAAACTCTAGTAATATCCGAAGGGCATTTCTTTCTGTAAGATCATTTATATCTATAGATACAATTTCAATTCTTGGTTCATAATTTAAAAGAGATGATGTTATTCTTGATTTAATAGCGGCCGCTGTTATAGAATCATAATTCTCAAATAAATAATCCCTTAGACTTCCACCAAAATTAGAATCAAATACTTTTTCACCTCTTGATGTCATTAATATATTAATGACGGATTGTTTTACAGCTTGCACATCCTTTTTAAGTGCAATATCACCTATGTTTGGTATTAATCTAAATCTTAGATCAATATCACTGTATGTATGTACTCTTGAACTTATTCCCATATCTTTATTTATATCTTTATTAGTATTGTTAATTGTCCATGATTAATCGAACCATCCTTGAGAGTTCTTAGTATATACTTTAACATTGTGTGTAAAATAATATGAATCATGGGAACCATTTACCACCAACTAGTTGAGGTTGACTGGTATATCTTAAAATTATATATAATAGAATAAAAATCACTTGACCCATTTGGATTCTTAGAGGTTTCTTGAGTTACGTTTTTATGAAACGCTGAGTGAAAAGTGTACTTACCTTCGTCTACTATACTCTTATGTTTTTCCTTATACCAAGAGTCTACTTTAGTACCAGCTAATACATACTGACTTTGAAGTTTTTCATTCATTGTAGTAATGTCAGTTGGGGTCATAGCCACATCACCAGGATTCATAATTCCTACTAATTTAACTGATGACTTCGACCTTAATATTTCATTATCACTTCCTTTTCCAATACCACCCTTATAAAAAAAACCTGTCATTTCTCTACCATTATAATAACTACTTTTCGGGAAATAACCACCAGAGAAATATGGATACACACCTGGCCATTCATGAGCAAAATAGTTTGGATATACTGTCCTAGAACCATATACTTTTGGTTTTACTAAATCATCATCAACTGCAACTATATATGTCTTAACACCAGCATAAAACTTATGCTCTTTAGTATCTTTTAACTCTGAACCCAATGCTGCAGTTGATAAAGCATATCCATTAGTCTTAGATGATGATGGAGTTTGAGCCCTCCGGGCTTGCTTTATATCATGGGCACTCGCAGTAGAAGTAGGATCTTGTACCGCTTGCATCTGTTTAGCGACAGCATTTACATTAGCTGATGATGTTTCGGCTATAGTATGCATAGCACCCTTCGCTTCTGTTGCAGATGCTGATATCTCTGACTTTATCTCTTTGAGGGCTCCTTCAGTAGGAAACGTTGGCATATTAGGTGCCATTGTGATAAGCCCATCAGCACCTTTCTGTAGATTAGGTATAAGAGCACATGGATCTAAATCACCTTTACCATCTAATGCATCAAGTAACTTATCTAAATCAATACCTTGTTTCTCTAATCCTTCTCCCCACGAGTCTTTAAAGGCCTTCTTAGCTTTCGCCATTTCTTTCGCTATAGCATCCTTAGCATCTTGAGGAAGTTGATTATTAGCTAAGTCACCTGCATATCCTGCCATCTTAGAGGCAAGTGCCATAAGTTCAACTGACATTGGTAGCTTAGGGAGTTCTGGCATCTCAGGGAGTTCTGGCATCCAACCCCGAATCTCTGATTCCATAGACTCTTTTAACTTATCAGCTTCTGCTTTAGCATCCGCTGCAAGTTGATTAACCATACCTAATGCGGCGTCTTTAGCCTCATTTAATTTATCTTGAAGTCCACCTATTAACGCATCGACATCTATTCCACAAATCATTTATATATTCCTATTCCTTGTTAAGGTGTATCTCAGCACCGGTTACTTCTACATTATCTACCGATACAACAGTAAGTAAACCGACAGAATCAATAGCCAATGTCTCACCTACCTTATATGTACATAATCCTGCAACACCAAATTCTAACTTACCTCCTACTTTCATAGAGGAGTTTAAAGCAGAGAATGTACCGAAATTACCATGAGTAGTTAAATTACATTCTTTTGTAGTAGTAATTTGTGTATTACCCATTATAGTTTGATCCCAATCACCATTAATAGTATGCTTATGATTCTTGAATGTTGTAATAGTAGAATCTTCTCCTATTCGTAGTATTTCCGATTTAGATATATTACCAGTACGATTACCTATAATTTCAAAGGCATCATTACCACCACCATCATCATCACCTCTAGCTCCTATTTTGGTATATCTATTCTGATGCACTTTAGTGGTCATATCACCTTCAACTTCTAGTACATAATCACCTTTAATAAGTTGTCGGACAGATCCATCTATAGTAATATCACAAGCTCCCATGATATATACTTTTTTCTTACCTAATACTATCTCATAATCATCACGGACAATTTTAACCATTCTATCCCCAGTAGGATGGATTTCTTCAAATGTACCTGATTTATGTTGAGTCATTAATCGTTCACCTGCAGGTGAATCATCAACTTCTATAACATGACCACACTCTGATTCATATACATGATTATATGGATATTGTGAATAAGTGTCAGACTTAGGAGAAGGTTCATCCCATTTCTCTGGTGGATCTGGTGGTAGTGATTCTACAGTCTTTACATCAGGTTTAGTAGCTTTAGGTATATCCTTTACTTTAATACCTCGCCGTTGCATTAATGCAATGTGTGACTCAGCTTCAAGACCACGACCTAGTCTATTATAATCAGGTTCACCTACTAACTCAGGATATATACCATTAGGATCAGAAAATCCTTTATTAGTACTTGGTTTCTCTGATGGATTAGATCCAATAGTACCGAGTACAATAGGATCTTGCATAAAGTCATCATTAAATGCTAATACAACCCATGCACCCTCTACTAAGAACTGTGTATGTCCTAAACCAGATACAGAAGGTGATGTTGTCGGAAGCATTACTGTAGCCCAAGGTAATGATTCAATTGGTATTTCTTGTAGATCTGGAGAATGTTTTCCTAGTATACGAACACGAACTCTACCTAATTCTTCAGGGTCATGTCTATCTTCTACTACACCCAATTCAACTTGCATTATTTTTTCACCTTTTGATGATTTATACCTATACCATCTCTAACCAATTCAATAGCCATTTTATATGTTTCACCCTCTGATGTATTAGTAAATATATGAGCGATTGCTGAGATCATATATTTACCACTTGATATTTTATCTGCAGATACTTTATCTAAAGTGGGGATGTTTTGTTGTATCATAACATTAATACAATTCCCACACTCAATTTCCTTAATAGGATCAACTTCTATATTTAATGTAGAAAGGAACATTCTATTAGTATATGATTTTCTAATTAGAAGAGATCTAGGCTCTATACTAGTAAAATTAGCTAATGAATTATCAAACGCTTTAGAATTATGATTTAATACATGATGTTTAGCGTTTGATAATCCAGATAAAGAATATTCATTTAGTTTAAAATTATCTGATATCATTTCTGGGTTAACAGACTCGGCATTGTTCTTATAATTAAATACTGTATTATTTACTGTCTTTAATGAAATATCATGATGAGTAACATTAGATGCATATGATCCTCTAGACAATAGTGATAATGTGTTGTAAGCTGCCTCTTGTTTTATAGAATCTATATGATGACGATCATCAGTCATTCCTCTTACAGTAGAACCAGCTAAACCTGTATTAAATAATGCTGACTCCCCTATAGTAAATTTAGCTTCTTCAGACATCATAGATTTAATAGATTTAATTACAGGATATCCAGGTCCATTTAGAGTTTCAAATAGGAATAATGGAGCTCCATTTACATCAAAAGCTGATTGAAGAACTTTAGATATAGCTTGATAAGGTTTAATATAAGGGAATACTATATTCATAGTAGAGGCACCACCATCATATATTCTTATAGATTCATTTAAATGGTCAGCATGTATAGAAGATATTATAGAAGTGGAAGATCCAGAATATGATTGTGAAAAGGTGGAGGCTGAATTTAAAAGTTCTTTTGTTGATACTAACCTAAATTTTATACCTGATGCATCAGTACGGATTTTAGTAACATCATGTATATCAATTATATTTAAATTTATAGATCTTTTTATAGAATCTTTAACAAATGTAATTAAGACACTTTCCTGACCTACAAGAGGTATTCTATTAATTAATCCTGAATCATCATACATACTCATAATACCGGATAAGAAAAAAGAATCAATTGATTCGTATATAGTAAATGCTGTTACATTTTCAGTAACATCATACTTATTACCATTAACTCCAGTTATTATAATTGATAATGATGATAATGAATTGATTAAAGAATCAGTAGCCATAATATTAACTAATACTCTTATTTAATTCTTCTATGAAAAGGTCTGACACCTCTTCAATAAATTCAGGTTTTATTACCCTTATCTTTGATCGTTTTAAATTTTCTTCCTGCTCTACTTCGTAATATGAAATAACTTCCTTTGTTGTATGTGTATCACTTCTATTTACTATTTCCCCTGTTGCCTTATCTACAAAATGATGTGGAGCATGTACATGTTTTGTTATTGAATAAGTAATACAGAACGCTTCTGATGAAGATCCTTTTATAGATTCACCAGTACTTTTAAAGGTACCTGACGTAGGTTTAATTAGAAGCCATTGTGCTGTTGGGTATATATGTACTATCTTTCCTCTTGCTCCGGATTGTAGACCCTCTACAGTCTCACCTACTTTCAACCCTAATGTAGCAAGATTGGAATTACTGCTCAGAGCAGCCAGATAGGGATATTTATCATCAATATATTCTAATAATTTTGATGAATCTTTTGGCCAGTCGGTATAATAGTTTGTAAGTTCTGGATTGATTACAAAAAAAGTCCAATAATATTTGTCAGTACCGTATAATGTATAAGATACATTATCAGGTCTATGTCCATCTGGGATAACATAATGAGAATAAAATGCTATATTGTCTAATTGTTTTGATTTTATAGCTACATAACTAGTTATATTAGTTACATTTTGTGTAGTACCAGAATTGTCTATATCATAATCAAATTTTGGGAAATTAGTAAAATAACTCATTAATTAGTATCCTTGGTGAATATGACTATTATATAAAGGCATTAGTTCTTGAAATTGAAGCTCTAATTTAATTGATACAGGTTCATTATTCTGTAAAAAGAATGAATTAGAATTTTCGTTATATGTTACAGAACAAGAAGATAGAGCTACTTCAGGCATTTTAGGAAATACAGCATTAACAAATTCTATATTGAATACATCCGGAAATTTTAGAAGAACAGTTTCTTTTTCAGGATACATAGCCTTTCTAAATTGTAGTATTATAGCTTTAGCCATTTTTGATTCTGCTTCAGATTCAGGAACAAAAACCCAGTTAAAGGTCCATGATCGTAACCCAACACCTTTAAAGGTCATAAAGGGATTTACTCTTAATACTTTTTGTGTTTCTTTTAATTCTTCATCTGCTAATCCAGATACTGCTAACGCTGCAGCACCACCACCTAATCCAGTAGCTTTTGTAACAAGACCTGTAATTGCACCTTTACCCATATCTGTAGCTGCCATAGCTACTGCTGCATCTTTAGAGGATTTTAACATATCTGTAATAGAGAAATTTGCATCTTTAACAGAACCTACAGCACCTGAGCTTCTTTCTTCATACTTAATAGAATCTTTAAAACTTAAAGCCTTAGTCATATATAATGCTATATGAGATTCTGTGGTAGCTATAACACCAGTACTCTCATTATTATATCGAGCCTTATGTATATTAAATAATATAGCAGGTGCTTTAGAAGTACCTATAGATAATGGATATCTAAGAATGTTTCCATTTGATTTGGAAGCCATATATTGTAACCTTATAAATATGTGTATTATATTATATTTATACTAATTATGAAAACATATAAAGGGAAGTTCACACCTAAAAATCTAAAAAAATATAGAGGTGATGCTCAGAAGATAACGTA